TACTTTGCCCAAATATAATAATCTTTGATTTTATAACTTCTTTCCAACGGATAATACCGGATTATCTGTCAAAAAGAGACAACTCACTCGGAGTTGTCTCTTAAAAATTATATTTTAAATTTCCTCTTTGATGTTTTGCTGCAAGAATATCTTTTTGCTCTGTTTTAATTCATTTATCCATGATATGCCATACATAAACTTACCAGATTACACCGTCCTACTCGCCAATCTGTGTCGTAAAAAAATCAGGTGTTTTGTCCTATCATAGTTACAGGCTCACATGAGCCTTGAACTATGAAAAACTAAATAGGACACGCATACACCTGATTTTATTTTCACCTTTTTATCTGTCTATGTTTATTGCAGGGATAAAGGGGTGGCAGAGTCCCATTTCGTGCGAAGATGTACCTGCAAGGATTTCATTGTTGCCCGTGAAGGTATGGAGCAGAGGATTGTGCCTACTGGCATGGCAGTCAGAGATAATGAGGTAAAACGGCACCGGAATTTCAGCAAAAAGTATTTTTCGGGAGTGGCTGCCTGTGGATTTCGTCTGGTTGGGCATGATGGAGGTGCAGTGTGGGATTGCCGCCCCAATGTATGTTGCCCGGCTGGGGGTGCTGTCAAGTGGCAGCTAGGAGAATAGCGGCTTTTGCCGCTGTTCTCTGACATGATAAAAGCTGCTAAAAAATGGATTATTATGAAGTTATCTTTTGAGATAAGGGGCGGGTGCACCGCATTCTTATCTCAGGAGATAACAGCCGGCATATCTTTCTGTAATAATCTAAGAAAGAGCAGGTAAAGAGAATATGTGTAAGATAGGCATTATGTTAGGTACAGCCGGGGAGAATCTTTCTTCGGCTATTTTATTTATGAACTCCAACAAATCGGAGAAGAACATCCGTAAAAAGGTTGACAAGACCAGAGAGAAGTGTCTCTCGCATGGAATTATTTTAGGACATGATGTAGTCATTTGCAAAGGACCGGACAGGGAGGTTGACCGTGATGCAGTCAATCTTTTGATTTCCTTTTTGATGACCGGACAGTATGACATGGTGGCGGTGGACAAGCTGACAGATTTAACGGAAGATGTATCCGATATGGAGGAGCTTATGAAGGATGCCGCTAAGATTGGTGTCGGGTTCCTTGAATTATCCACAATGGACTATTATGAATACAAGGATGTAAAGCCTGCCCCTGACAATATTATTCCGATATGGGACGGAGGTACAGACTGCTGATGAAAATCAGACGAGGAGACATACTTTATGCGGATTTGGGTGGTCAGTATCAGGGAAGTATGCAGGGAGGTATGCGACCTGTGGTTGTTGTCAGCAATAACATGGCAAACAAGCACAGTACCGTAATCACGGTAGTAGCTCTCTCTGCCAAAATCTTTAAAAAGAAAAACCTTCCCACTCATGTATTCGTATCGGCATACCGGGCAGAGGGATTAGAACAGCACAGTATAGCCCTCTGTGAACAGGTGACTGCCCTTGATTATGGCAGGATTATTGAGAACATGGGAAAGGTTGACGAGGAAACCCTTGCAAGGATCACTGAGGCGGTGTAGGTACAGGTGGGGGTATTTGATAAGTATAGCGGATAAAAAGAGTAAAGCCGGGCGCAGTGTCCCGGCTTTTACATACAGAGGTTTGTATGTCATAGGACAATCTGCGAATTGAATAGAATGAAACAAGCAGAAGACAGGAGAGCTAAAGTGTTAGATATATCAGAGGAAAAACTTGATGCAATGGCGGCTGTAGATATTCGGACTGTGGATATAAACACGCTGACAGATATTCGGGATATCAAAATTGACACAAAACTGCCCGTAGAAGAAAAACTGGCTTCCTTTGCAAGACAGACAAATAATATCTATGTCCATCGTATGGGAGACTATGTGGTTAAGGTCAGATTTCAAAAGGAGGGAGCGGGTATAGACGACAAGATGGAGGAATACCTACGGCATTTAGCAGAAATTCACATATAGCGTATTTGTGATAAAAATTGAAAAAGCCTTGAAAGATCAAAGTTATGTTAATCACCTAAAATCAGGACAAATCAAGGAAACTCTTGAATTTTAGATTTATTACGGCTTAATAACTTAAAAGTCAGGAGTGATCAAATGAATAAAAAATATTTTCTGGCAGCCATGTACCTCCGTCTTTCAAGGGATGACAGCGATGTCGGAGATGTGACAGACAAGGATGGTAGACTGAAATCCGAGAGTAACAGTATCGGAAATCAGAGAGAGCTGATCAGAGCCTTTATCCATGAACAGCAGGATATCGAATTGTATGATATTTATGTTGATGATGGATTTTCGGGCAGTAATTTCGACAGACCAGAATTTAAAAGAATGATAAGTGACATTGAAGCAGGAAAGGTGAACTGTGTCATTGTAAAAGACCTTTCTCGTTTTGGGCGTGACTATATTGAATCCGGGAGATATATACAAAAAATCTTCCCGGCTCTTTTTGTGCGTTTTATTGCGCTGACAGATCATTATGACAGTTTTCATGCGGATGCAGGGGAGAGTGGCATTGTTCTTCCAGTCAAAAACTTCATTAACGATTCCTATTGCAGAGATATTTCCACAAAAGTGAAAAGCCAGTTTGAAGTAAAGAGAAAGAATGGGGAGTGTATTGCTCCGTTTGCCCTTTATGGATACAAAAAGGCGGATAACAACAAAAATCAGCTTGTGGCGGATGATTATGCAGCGGAAATTGTGCGTAAGATTTTTGACTGGAAAATGGAGGGTGTGGCGGTTTCAGCCATAGCGGATAAATTGAATGAACTTGGTATCCTTTCACCCAAAGAGTATAAAAAATCTACAGGCGCAAATTACAGAGGAGGATTTTCCGGTGCAGTAAAATCCATGTGGAGCAGTGCCACGGTAAAGCGAATATTGACAAATGAAATGTATCTCGGTCACATGGTGCAGGGAAAAACAGAAAAGATAAATTATAAGGTGAAGAAAAGTGTGGAAAAACCTGAAAAAGATTGGGTTAAGGTGGAAAATACCCATGAGCCAATCATATCGGAAGATGTTTTTTGGGTTGTTCAGAACTTGCTGAAGGTTGATGGACGGGTGAGTCCAGTATCAGAGAAAAACAGTTTTTTTACAGGAATATTGTTTTGCGGAGATTGCGGAGAGCAGATGATAAGAAGGGTAAACCGCTATAAGAATACACAGAGGGTTTACTATATCTGTTCAACCAAAAACCGAGGTGAGGGCTGTACCAGACACAGTATACCGGAAGATGCTCTTAAGCAGATTGTATTGGAAATGGTAACAAAATTTGCAAACTGTTTTTTGCAGGAAAAGCAGATGTTTGAAAAAGCTCTGGATATGGAAACAAATTTTGAGTCCATAGTCCATTATGATACTGAAATTGCAAGATTAAAGGAAGAAGAGGATAAATATTATTCTCTCTGTTCGGGCTTATATGAGGACTTGAAAGAAGGGATTATCACAAAGAGCGAATTTGAACGTCTGCACAGCGAGTTTAAAAGGAAAGCCGGAGAATTTGAGGAAGCACAGAAAAAACAGGAGCTTATGCTTAAGGAACTGTTTAAGAATGGTGCCATCTCTGCAGCAAGGCTAAAGACCATGCAGGACTGTGCGGAACTGAGAGAGATAGACCGTTATACTCTTTGCAGTATGGTAAAGAAGATTTCAGTATATGAGAACCACAGAATTGAAATGGAGTTTTATTATACAGATCAGTATCGCATTATGTGGGAAGTCAATAAGAGAATAAAAGGCGAACAGAAGAAAAACTGTTTGGCAGGAAGGAGTGCATAAGAATGGGCAGAATATCCAAAAGAAAAACAGCAGGCGTTCAGACAGAACAGAATGTGAAAGTCAGACGATACAGAGCTGGTATCTATGCAAGACTTTCAGCGGGTCATGATGAAAGAAAGAATGAGTCAGTGGAGGTTCAGATTGAGATTGCAAGGAAATATGTAGAAGAATTTAATCTGAAGAATACGGAAGAAATTATAGACATTATTGATTGTTATACCGATTTAGGAAAGACCGGCAGCAATTTTGAAAGAGAGGGCTTTCTTAGGTTATTGCAGGATATAAGGCTTGGTGAGATAAATTGCGTCATAGTAAAAGATTTGTCAAGGTTTGGCAGAAATTACCTGGAGGCGGGAAATTACATTGAGAAGATATTTCCGTTTTTAGGATTACGCTTCATTGCAGTTGCCGATGGGTTTGATACCGGAAAGGAAGGCAATGAGAATAAGCAGATGGCTTCCGAAATCAAGAACCTTGTAAATGATATGTACGCAAAGGATTTTTCCAAAAAGGCGAAGCTGCACTTAAAACAGAGGAGAGAAGAAGGCTCTTATGTTGGCGGTCCTCCACCTTATGGATATATGGCAGAATGGAGCGGAAAACGGCGTAGATTGATACCGGATGAAAATGCGGTGGATATTGTTCACTTTATATTTGAGAAATTCGTTGAAACGGAAAGCTATACTGCGGTTGCGGATGAACTGAACCACAGACAGATCAATCCCCCTTCTCTGTATAAGAAAACAAAAGAAGTTTACTATACACCCGATGCAGGAACGTATAAAGCTTGGGATAAGAGTTCGGTGGAGCGAATACTGAAAAGTGAAACCTATACAGGAACTCTGGTGCAGGGAAAAACCAGTATAACGGCAAGGGATGAGAAGAAGCGTATCCATAAGCCGGAAGATGACTGGGTGATTACAAAGGATGCACATGAGCCATTGGTTGACAGGGAGTTATACCAGAAATCGGTGGAAATCAGAGAAAAAATGAAGGAACGCAAAGCTTCTTATAATCATCCAACGAAGGGATATCCGATTGGGGAAAACATTTTTGATGGTGTACTGTATTGTGGAGTATGCGGCAGAAAAATGACAAGAAGCAGCTATGTAAAGCACTATGCAGATGGGGAAAAAGCAAGGCTTGACGGATATTTCTGCTTAAACAGCGGACAGACGAAAATTAAAGTATGCCCGGACTCTAACCGTATTTCAAAGAATGAGCTGGTGGATATATTGTTACCTCTTATCCGTATGGAATTTGCAGTTTCCCTGAACAAGCCAAAGCATTACATGGAGTATGGCAAAGAAAGAATTGCAGAGGCGGTTAAGAAGGCGGAAGCAAGACTAAGGGAAACAGAGGCAAAGCTGAGACGTTCTCAGGAGAAAGAAAGCTGTGTATATATGGATTACTGTGCTGAGAAAATTCCACAAAAAGAATATGTGGCTTTCAAGATGAAGCAGGCGGACATACTGGAAGATCTGAGAAAACAGCAGGAAAGTCAGCAGCAGGAAATAAGAGCATTGGATAAACTCTCCGGAAAATATATGGCAGCTATTAAAGCCCTGTTAAAACTGAAAAGTGGCAAAGAGCTTACAAAGGATATGATAGAAGCGTTTATTTCAAAAATATATGTTTATCCGGGCAAACGTATAGAGGTTATATTTACCTTTACATCAGACTGTATGGAGGGGTGAAGTAGAATGAAGCGTTTGGCATTATATTTACGGTTATCCTTAGAGGACGAGGGAGAAAAGGACGAGAGTAATAGTATAAGCAATCAGAGAAAGCTGATATATGAGTACATACATCACGATTCCGAATTAAGCGGGTATGAGGCTGTGGAGTTTAGTGATGATGGCTTCTCCGGCGCCAATATGAATAGACCGGGGATGCAAAAGTTGTTAAAGGAGGTAAAGGCAAATAATATCATATGTATCATTGTGAAGGATATGTCCCGCTTTTCAAGAGATTATATTGAGATGGGTACGTATCTGAACCAGATATTCCCTTTTATGGGCATTCGTTTTATCGCTATCAATGACCATTATGACAGCAGGGAACATCACGGAAATACCATAGAGATTGATACTGCATTTCAGACACTTTTATATGATCTTTACAGCAAGGATGTATCGGTTAAGGTAAAGGCTTCAATTGAAAATAAGTGTGCAAAGGGAGAATATGTTTTCGGACAGGCTCCATTTGGATATGAAAAAAGCAAAGAAATAAAAAATGCTGTTACCGTGAATGAAAAAGAGGCAGAAATTGTGCACTATATCTTTTCCCTTGCGGTGCAGGGGAAAACTAGCACACAGATAGCAAGACAGCTTTATGAAGAAAACGTACCTACCATTACTCAGATGCGTAATCCGAAAAAGAAATATACAGACGGTAAGGTCCATTCATGGAGTGTAACTGCTATCAGAAAAATATTGAATAACCGTTTTTATCTCGGAGAAATGGCATATGGAAAATCGGTCAGAAAGTCCGTAGGAAGTCAAAACGGTATTGCTGTACCGAAAGAAGGTTGGAAAGTAATTCGGAATCACCACGAGGCACTCATTTCAGAAGAAATATATGAGCAGGTATCGTCATTCAGACTGGATTATTTTACAAAAAGAAACAGAGAGAAGCATCCGCTTACAGGAAAATTGTATTGCGGTGGATGCGGTTATTCCATGATTTATAAACCGCTGCGCGAAAAGAACCGTTACAGGCGGTTTGAGTGCCGAAAACATGCTCTGTTGCAAATTCCGGATTGTTGCACTTACATGAATGCTGATCTACTCGAAGAAACCGTATTGATGATGCTGAATAAAGAGTTAATGCTTTGTGGAAATGCCATGAAGCAGAATGAAAGCCTATCTTCATTTCAACGGGCAGGCATTCAGTCTCTGAAAAAGAAACTGGAGAAATACAGACAGGAACAAAAACAGATTCGGTCAGAAAAGGATAATTTGTATGAACAGTATGCTTTAAAAGCAATCAGTAGTGAGGAGTATCAGAAACGTTCAAACGAGCTGACAGAGCGCTTATCTTCATTATACGTAAAGGAATCTGATACAGCGGGAAAGCTTTCTGGATTGGAAAGCGAATACCAGAAAGCAGAGGCTGATATGAAGCAGATTATCCGGTATTCGCATATTGAAGAATTGACGCAGGAAGTGGTTGATACTTTTATTAGAAGAGTTTATGCTTATAAAGACAAAAGGATAGAGATTGAGTGGAACTTTGTCTCTATTTAGCCATGCACATGGACGGTAGGCAGACTGTGCCAGCTTGCTTGCTAAAGGCTGCTTACCGTACCATGTATAGGGCGTTTAGCCCAATCGAAATGGAGCGTAAGCGGAATTGAGCTTGCATGGCATGAGAGAACAAAGTCAGGCAAATGGAACTTAGCAATAACTTTACATCAACGGGGTATGGGGCACTGTGTACCGCCAATAGCATAGCAAAATAAAACACATTTCCTTCTTGAAAAGTACTAATTTTAGGGTGGTCTGATTTTCTGGTTACGATACAATAAAATTAGGCAGGTGTATCAGT